CTGGTACTTGCGGCCAGCGGACTTCGCCTTGGAGGCGATCTGGACAGCGGTCTGGTCGTTGCCGTCGCCGGAGCGGGTAGCCTGGATCAGGCCGTTCACTTCGGCATCCCCCATGATCGTGGTGAGGTTCGAGGTTACCCTGGTGAAGGTCGCCGGGTTCTTACCCGCGCCCGCGGTGGAGAAGGTCGTGCCAACACCCGCCAAGATAACGTCGCCCAGGACGTTCTCGCGGTTGTAGGCCAGCGAGTTGCCCTCAATGCTGTCGAACGGCAGCACGTCGAACATGCGGTTGACGGTGATGATGTTTTCGATGACGCCCGCCACCAGTTCGTCCTGGGCGAGCTTCGCGCTTTCAGCGAGAGTTACAGAAGCCATAGTGCGGCCCTCCAAAAAGAGTTGTTGATTCAGCGGTTTCAGCCGTGCCGGATCACCCGGTGTTCCGTCGCGGCCCGCCCGGAATCACTCCGTGGGGCCTTCGCCTCTGGCTTGTCAACCAAAAGTGACTACAGTATAGTGTCACGTTGCGGAAAAGGGAAGCCCCGTTGTTTCCGGGGCCTCCCGTCCCCAGGTTCAGCGACCGCGACCCGACCTGAACTGGCCCTTGGCGAGGCCCACCGCGATCTTTTCATTGGCGGACAGCACGCGACCGGGCTGGCGCGGAGGAGTAGACCCGCCGCGGGGCGGCATACCGCCGCCAGCCGGGGCCTCCGACTCAAACAAGCGACCAAACTTCTCGTTGGCCTTCATTTCCGCCACCAGCTCCTTGATGGTCATCGGTTGTCCGGTCACGCCGGAGTAGCGACGATCGCCCGAGCTGTCCACCACGTACACGTTGAACCGCCCTTCCTCCTCGACCACCTTCACCTGTTGCTTGATGAACGGCAGGAGGAGTTCCGGGACGCCCTTCAGTTCAACCGCGGCGGCGGTCGCAGCGTTCTCGACCAGCAGGCCGTACAACTGATTCTGGAGGGCTTCGCTGCGCTTGTTGGCCTTCTCCAGGTCCTTCGCATGAGCGGCGGCGAGGTCTTGCTTGATCTTCTCCAGGTTTACCTTGGCGTCACCGCCCTTCGTCACCTGCTCCTGGAGTTCGTTGATGCGAGACTCGACGGCGGCCTTGATCTCCTCCGGGGTCCTGCCGAAGTCGGCCAGCGGGCTCAGGTCCACCGGGGTCTTTGCCTTCGCCTCAGCCCTCGCGGCCTTGAGCGAACGGCGCAGGCCGATGATCGCCTCAATAACGCCCGCGTGAGCCTCATCCGGGAGGAACTTGCCGTCATCGCCTTGTTTGTAGATACCCCGGAACTGTTCCGGGACCTTGTCGATTGAATCGACCGGAGTGAATTCAAAGTCCATAAGTCTTCCCTCAATGTATGGCGGGTCACCCGCCGAAGTTGCATCACGCAAGTCGAAGAATACGGTCAAAATTCGTCCGGGTCTATGCCCGCGCGCACAAACGCCTCCGGCTTGCTCGCCGCAAGCTGGGCCAGCGTCAACTCGTTCCCAGCCCGATCCACGAATTGGTCAACGGTCAGCCCGCCTTCGCGGAACAACTTGCCCTTGGTCTTGCCCAGCACCTCGTCCTGGAACGCGGCGGGCTGACGGCTCAAGAAGTCTTGATATGTCGTGGAGGACGGCACCCGGCCCACGGTAGCGTCCGCCCACTCCCGGCGAACCTCCTGGATGGACTTCCCGGTGCGCCGCGCCTCCGCCCGGAAGTCGATTTCACGCACGCGGCGGGTCCGAGTGTCCGTGACGGTCGGGCGGTTCCCGAGGAGCCCCGCGCCGTCGATGTACGCCACCATGACGGACCGGCAGTTGATATGGGCCGGGGGCCGAACGTCTTTGGGCTTGAGTGGGGGCACCCCCGGGGGCAGCTCGTGGTCCCCAACCGGAGCGCCATGGCCGTCCCGCGCCCGACACACGGCGGAGGTCCGCCCGTCCAGGGTCGAAACCCAGATGCGGGCTGTGATCACGTCGCTGTTGGCGTCCCAGACGTAGCCCCGGGCCGTGTTCGACACGTGGTTGACCGCGGTGCGCGCAATCGCGGTCGCGTCCCGGCGGGTCATCGCCAAGATGCCGTCAGCGTACTTGTTGCGGCGCGTCCCAACAATCCGCCGCACGATCTCGTCCGTGGTCTCCCCGTTGGTCATCCCGAGCTGGAGGGCCTGCGCCAGGCGGGCCTGGTCCGTCGCCTTAAGGGTCTTGAACCAGTCGTTGAGCAGACGCCCCTGGAAGGGCCGCGAGGAAACGATGGCCCGGAGTTGATCCGCGGCGACGGCGGCGAAGCGGAAGTCAATGGGCACCGCCGCCTCCAGCAAGGCCATTTCCTGCGCGGCCTCCTGAACAGACAGCTCCCGGAGTTCGCCCCGGACCAGCTCCGCGTACTGCTGAAGGGCCGCGTCCCGGGCCGCGCGCGTATCGACCAGCAGGGCCTTCCACCGCTCGCCGGTAAAATCCAGCTCCCGGCCCTCGCGCTCGAACCGGGCGATCCGGGCGCGCAGCTTCTCCGTCAGGTCGCGGTCCGCCTTCTCCAGCAGCTCCGCGATGCGCTTGGTCAGCCCAGCGGAGTAGCGGCGCAGGCCGATCTGGTGGCGCAGCGCCGCGTCCCGGTACGCCTCATTGGCCGTGGGCATCCTGAGCCTCCGTTTCTTCACCACCGCCCCTGCCGAAACGGACACAACGCCCGAACAGCGGAACCGCGACGATGGACAAAAGGAAACAGACCTGCAGGAACTTGAGCCAGAAGTCCATCACTCGCCCCCGTTCGGTTGATTGTTGGGCGCTCCGCCCTCATCGTCCGGGCCGTCGCCGCCAGCCGGGTCCAGGTCCAGGCCCGCGGCTCCCATCGCGCCACTGATCTCCTGCTGGATCAGCTCCCAATCCGCCTCCTCGTCATAATCCTCCGGCAGGATACCGCGGAGGCGGAGGGCGTTCAGGTACGCCTTGCGGCTGATGTCGCGGGACTTCCGGGCCTCGCGCAGCTCCTGAAGGCCAACGGCGTCCTGCTCCTCCAGCCCGAAGTCCTTGACCAGCTCAACCGTACCGCCAGGGGCACCCAAGCGCATCCAATCCGCAGTGATGTCAAGGGCCTGGGCCACCGCGTCCTCGAACAGCCCAATCATCGCGGCGAGGTCGCTGGACGCCTCCGCGCTATCCAGGGCGCGGGCCGTCGCCGTCTGGTTGCCCGGGCGCTTCTTCAGGAACTCCGCGCCATAGCCCGCCATCTGCTGTTCGAGGTCCTGGAGGTCCGTGCGGCCCGCGCTGACCGCCGCGCCGGTGTGCTCCACGTAGTAGAACCGGCCCTGCGGGTCCGGGTTGTACAGCACCTTGTTCGGACCAACCACAATCGGGTCGCTGTCCTCGCCGGAGGCCCCGGAGCAGGCGAGGATGGGGAAGCGCGAGACGGTGAGGATGTGGCGCTGGTCCGCGGAGGACTGCCAGTGAGCGACGTTGAGCCAGGCGAGGTCCAGGAGCGGCGGCTTGCCGCACATGAAGCCCTCGCGGTGCGCATAGAAGGTGACCAACGGGACATAGGTCAAGCCGGTCGCCCACTCATCGACCATTTCCCAATCCTCGTCCCGGCCCTGCTTCTTGGAGGGCTTCGGCTCCCAGAGCTGGACGATGCCGGGCTCAAGGACCCGGATGCGGCGCTTGGTCCCCTCCGCGAAGCCGTCCTGGACCGTGTAGTGCTCCAGGATGCGGACGTGCTGAAGGACCTCCCCGCCGTTGATCGCCTCCGACCGGGCGAACAGCAGGCACTCCGGCTTGATCAGAACCCAATACGGGCGGAGCCCTTCCCGGCGGTCATCCGCGAGGGTCCGGGGCTGGCCGTCCTCGCGCGGGGCCGGGCGCGGGAAGTCGATCAGGACATGGGCGAACGCCTTGGCCATACCTTCCCGGAACCACTGGCGGGCGAACACGTCCAGGTTGTTGCCCTGGAGGTCCACGTCATCGAGGATGCGCTCCTGGATCGCCGCGGGCACGTCATCGTTGAGCTTGATGGGCCCGCTGAAGGGCTTGCCGGATAGCGTGTCCAGCGTCTGCTCCACCATGTTGAAAAGGACGGCGGACTGTAGCCGCTCCCGATAGCCCGTGTCTGTCTCCTCCTGGTGTCTCGGCAGGTACGTCTCGCCCG